AACAGTTGTGTGAAGATCGCCAGACTCGCAAGCATCGAGATAGGCCGAGTCTCCAAAGAGGGCATAGATGAAGGCGGCCAGCATTCGGGACTCGGCTTGCTCCAAGTCGATGTATGCCAGCTTGTAGCCTGGGTCAGCCACGTACATTCGCTTGGCATACTCGTTCTGGTTCTGGAGATTCAGGCCCTCGTTGAATACGTTTTTGCTAGAGGAGAAGCGACCAGTCTCAGTGCCAGTGGCCTTGAAGCTGCCGCGCATTCTGCCGTCGGGACTGATGCGAGCCTCGAGTGCCTCAAGCTTCTTCTTGAGGTCTCGGCAAGTCTTTATGAGACTCACGAAGGGCTTGGCGTAGAAGTAGATTTTGAACTTCTCAAGAGCCTTGTCGTCCGTTGTCGGCTTCTTTCTGCCCTTGGCATAGACAGGCGGGAGCTTGAGGAAGTCGTAGAAGAACTCACCACACTGCTTGGGGGATTTGGGATTGAGGGGTTTGCCCCAAAATGCAATAGCGAGTTCATTCAGGTTGGCAAGCGCCTCGTCGAGCCGGTTCCGCGTGTCCTTGATAATGCGGGCTCGGGCAGCCGGATTGATCAAGATGCCTCGCACGGACATATCTACACAAATTGCCTGGAGGGCAAATGTAAAATCGTGGATTTGGCTGGTGTGTTTGTCCAGCTTCGGGCGAAGTCTATCGACCAGCTCGTGGGTTATTAGACAGTCGAGCCCGTTGTAGATATAGTCAACCTCGCGCTGAGGGAGAGAGTCGAGATCGACCTCGGAGGTGTCATATACTTTCATAAGTTATTTATCCTTCTGAGCCTTGAAGCTGGCAAGTTGTTTCCACGCTACCTCGTCACAATACAGACTGCCTAGGAACCCGAGGTCTTTCGACATCTCAGGGTATAGGGCATGGTGGAGGCAGAGTGGGTCGCCCCGATAATCGACACTCTTTATCAAGAGAAGTTGGTAGAGCCAGGTAGCATCATACGTGTAGCCCTGACCTCGGATTTCAGTGCCAGGTCGTTCAAGTATCGAGCGGACGAAATCCCATACTCGAAATTCGTCGTCGTAGGCCCAGTAGCTGTAGTCGTCTTTCGACTTGTCGAGGATTGGAATGACGAGCACGTCCTCGTCGGAATAAGCAATTCCAATGTCTGTAATCTGCTTGCGATTTGGTATTGTCTCGATATCGACTGTAGCAGCTCCGGAGCGAAATTCATCTTCGTAGGCCTGGAGGTCGTCGATAGTCTCGGCCACGTGGACACGCCGTGAGCGGATACGTCTTTCAGGAAACTCGGATTGACGAAACGCTTTTGCCACGTCAGCATTGAATATAGGCTGAAAAGAGGCGTTGGCAAAGATGGAACTGGGGTTGTAGGTCGGAATGACCTTAAGGCCTGGGGCAAGGCGGCAATCGTAGAGGGCACCTCGCGCAGCTCCGATTCGATGCTCGCCCGTAAGAATGAAACATATCTCTGGGCCAAGGGCGAGGACACAATTGGGCCGGGCTGTTTGTAGCGCAGCTTGGAGTTCTGCAACGAAAGGCATAACTCCAGGGTGTAGATATTTTCCTCCAATAGGGCCAAGAAACTCTTTGTAAGCGGAAAATTCACTGGCATAGGGACTAGCCTCCAAATCTTTCTTGCTGTGCAGCCATGACTCGAACTTGCCGAGTGGAGGCAGGTGCGGGATAAGGAAAGTCTTGTGGGCGCGTAGGCCAGCCTGCTCTTGACCGGCCAACCGAAAGGCCTCGTTGAGCACCATCCCTGTGCCCTTCGAGTATCCTACGCCTGCCGCATAATCTTGTTGCGTCGGGCAGCGGCCAACAATCCACAAGGGACTTGACTTACTGCCAACCGGCAAGACTTTCTTGTGAGCGTAGGAGAACTTCATACTCATTCTCCCCCGTCTTTTGGAGCCAGGATGCGAGCTCCTCGGGCTGCGTAGTCTTTGTCACACTCAACTGCAATGCCCATCTTTGCCCCCAGCGATTTTGCGGCCAACATACTGTTGCAACTCCCAGCCGTGGGGTCAAGAATACAGGTCGTTTCGTCAACGGCCATTGTGAGAAAATGTGTGAGCATAGCGACTGGTTTCTCAGAGACATGTCCAGAGTCTCGGGTAGTAGGGCCGCTATAAGAGTCTGCCACTGGCTTGACGAGCTTTCGATCTCCGCGCGATGCAAAGAGCGCAGTTTCGTGAGTATGTCGAGGCCCTCGCTTAAAGTCAGCGAGTACTCCAGCATTATCGGACTTGTGCCAGATAAGATGGTGTGGCCATACTTTCCACCCAGCTCTTGATAGTAGATCAATAGTTTCGGCCTGATAGCGAGTGTTGTACCAGAAGATAAGATGCGCGCTGTCTGCGACAAGACTCGGCGTATTCTCGCAAAGAGCAGAGAGGAGCGCGAAGTATAAATCTTTGGAGTCGCCGTAGATAGAATGTTGTTTTGCATACTCGAAGCCGCTCTTGTCGTAGTCGATTCCGTAGGGGAAATCGCAATGGATGAGGTTGAAGCGAGGTCCGCTATACGCGCGAGCGAAGTCGATGAAGTCGCCCTGGCAGACAGAGAAGCCAGCGGAACCTGTGGCATGGAAAGTTGGGGCGGAGGGACGGAACTCGGTCGGGCTTGTATCGCCAGGCTGGCGCGGGGCTTTGTCCTTGTCGGCAGGTTCGGCCCAGTCGTCCGTGGGCTCGGGGACGGGAGTGCCGCCCAGGACTCCAGAGACAATGTGCTCACGGAGTTCGTCGAACTCACGTTCCTGAATCCGCTCAATGACATTCAAGGCGCCTTTGAGACTGGTGGCCGCAAGTACAAGCTCATGCTTGGCGTCGAGATACTTGGCTGCGCGAAGATTTTGATAGACGGTTTGGATGCCCATGCTGAGTACGGTGGCCGTAGCCTTGGCCGCAACCTCTTCATCGTCAGTCTGCTCGGTGAAGGCATGGACACGCTGGACGCCAAGGGCAATTTCCTTCCAGTCCATGCGGCGAGCGCGAATATTTTCGGAAAGCTCAAGGGCCAGAAGTTCCTGCGGCGTGACGTTGTAGCAGAAGCGAACTGGGATTTTGTCCCACTTGGCCGCAGGCTCGATCTTGAGAAGCTGGTTGAGTTCGTAGGCGCCGTAGCGGTGGGCACCTGCGACAAGCCGATGAGTGTCTCGGTCTACGACAATTGGGTTGATGAGGTCCTCGGTACGAAACGCCGTAGCAAGCTCGTTTACGTGATCTTTGTCGAGGTTGAAGCGAAGCCTGTCCTCGGGCACGGTGATCTCTTCCAGAGGAAGAAGGCGGATTTTATTCTCGATAGGCATGGTGGGATTCTCCTGTTGGAAACAAAAAAGGGAGGAGGTATGATAGCCCCCTCCCCTTGCGCTGCAAGCCGTTAGGCTACGCCACGATTACTCGTCGGCAGCGATGCTACGATCATCCAGCTTGGCGATTACGTCAGTCGTGCCCTCGATGGTTTCGTGGACGATGCGAGCAACGAATTGCTGGCTGGTTGCTTCCGGCAGGATTTCGCCCAGCGGACGGTCGTCGTCCTCGGACGTGATGCCGAGCAGAACACAGAACTCCTTCAAGCGCCACAGACTGTCTTCGGTCAGCCAGAAGGTCAGTTTCTGATTACGCTCGCTGGCGTTTTTGACCTGAGCCAATTCATTCTGATCAACATCTTCCTTGGCTTCAGTCATTTTGCAGACGAACTCAACGCCAGGAGTCTTTTTCCTGGTGGACTCGACGATGGAGAAGCTGGCAATTACCCAGACGTAGTGGCCCATGGGAAATGGTTTTGGCTTCTCGACGGCGCCGATGGATTTGCCAAGCAGGTGAGAGAGGTCAACTTGAGACATAGGAAATACTCCATTGGTTTTTGATGTAGGCTGGGCCTACGGTTTGCACTACATGAGACTGGCAGGCTAGATTATTTCTTACCTTGCCACTCGAACTTACCGTTCCCTTCTTGGGAACTCGACTTGCCAGCAGCTACTGCCTTCGGCTTATAGTCCGGGTTGGGCAGACTGCCTTTCGCGAGCCGCATGAACTCGGCATAGCCGGTTTCGATGGGCCACGACTCGGGCAATTTTTCTACGGGCACGAGGGCCTTTGTTTCCACATTCGATTGTGGGAGAGGGCAAATGATTCGTTTGCTGGATTTGCCGCTGCCCTTGCTCGTTACGTTCAGGATGGTGTTGAAGTAGCGAGGCAATACGCTCGACAAGGCTTTGCCCACAGTGGAGGGGTATCCGCGAAGCAAGCCGCCGTTGAGTTCGAGGTACGTGATGTGAGTCAGGATAATCACGTTGCACTTTATATCCTCGGAACACAGCCATTGGATAAGGCCCTCGACGAGATTCTGAGCTTGGCCCCAATCTGATTGGTGCGGCGGCTCAAGCAGACGGCCATTTATTTGGAGGACTTGCAGCATAGCTGCCTTGGCCGCCATTGTCAATGAGTCTACGACAAGGAATGTATCCTCGCCCCATGTGGTAGGCAGGCCCCAATCCTCGTCGTCGATTTTGCCAGACTCAAGGAGCTTGAGGCAGTTGGCCCAGGCTTTGGGCACGCCCTTCGGAACAACCTTGCCGTTGATGCTCTTGAAGGAGTTGGTGAATGTGGCGTACTCGATATTGTCGAGCAGGGCGGGGGTGTCGGCAAGGGCTTCTTGCAGGTAGTCAAGGCCTCGGTCGAAATCCAGTATTTTGAGTTTGAAACCGGCGCGGACGAGGGACTCAAGGGCGCCTGTCTTGCCGGTGCCGCTGTCGCCGATGGCCATGAGCTTGATTGCGCTGGCTTCTTTACGTTGGCTGAGTTTTGGCATACTTTAGTGTCCTTTGGTTGGGGCATTTAGTATATACGGTATATAGTATCGTAACGTATATACCGTGTCAATACCTGTGCCCGACTATTTCACCAGCTTTCGGAAAACTTCCATAGCCTCGACGAGCTGCTTGTTCTCGTCAGAATACTGGTCATGGAAGGATTCAAGCGCGCATGTGAGTTGCTGCTGATTGACCTCGGTGAGAAGTTTGAACGGAACTCGAACAGAATACTCTTTTTTCTGAGTCGAAAGACGAACGGTAAGGTCTATATTGCCCAGGTTTGTCTCAGACTCAGGAAGCTCTCTAAGCCGCTTAAGCTCTACCAAGAAATCCATAACACTGTTGATTTTATGCTCCAGGTCATGCTGACGACGGTTGGCAGAATTAAGTGCGTTGCGCAATTTATTTGTTTCAGTGGTCATGGCATTATTCCTCGCGGGAGATAGATGGGTCCCAAACACGCTGGCGGAACTTGTCTTTCAGGAGGTTCTCGCGCAGGCTGGGTGGAGTCTTGCAAACGTCACGGAACTGGCAGCCGCCGAACTTGTCACAGGACTCCTCGTTCTTGGGATAGTGGCCGGAGGCCGCATACAGCTTCGCAAGTTCTATCCAGAACTTCGTGTCCTCGATAAATTCTTGCATGGCCTCCTGGGACTTGGTGATGAAGCCACGCTGGAAGCGGTTGAAGTGTACGGCGCACTGGATGCCGTCGATAATGGCGCCAGCCACAGGCTTGTTCAGGACAACTTGGCCTCCGGTGATGTAGACCGAGATTTGGGTATTGGGGTCGAACTGGTTGAAGAAGTTTTGGCCTAGGCTGGCCGCCGTCTTATAGTCCTTTACCCAGTATTGGCCATTGAACTCGACAAGGTGATCGAAGTGGCCAGCCAGGTATATTTCAATTCCATCCAGCTCAAAGAGAAAGAGCTTGAAACTGAGCTCTGCGGCAGGTTTGCCAGACTGGAGTATGACGGTCTTGGCAACGTCGTCCTTGAAGCCTCCATCATTGAATGTGTCGAGGTGCCAGACAATGGCGCGAAGGAGAGGATAGAAGCCTCGCTCTTTCTTCACGGCCTGATAGAGGTTTCCGTCCTGATCGACATAGGCCTGGATGCCTGCGTCGAGTGCGGCCTCTAGCGAGGCGAGGTGGTCAAGACCTTCGGCCCTCTTGTAGTGGTAGATTTGCATAGCCCTGTGGAAGGCGATGCCGAATACCAGAGGATCTTTCGGCGCCTTACTCTCAAGGCCGCAGATGATTGAGAGAAAGTACTTGTACGGGCATTCCTTGAGAGCCTTGAGGCTAGTAGAATCCCAGAGTGTTTGGAAGAGTGGGAGGCTAGGGCAATTGAAGCTGCCGTTGCCTGCCACAGCAATTAGATGCTGCATGGCGAGGACTCCTACAGGCCGCCGAGGCCAAGATCGTCGAGGGTGAGGTTTTTGTTTCCGCCGGAGGCAATTGCCGCTTTGGCATTCGTGCGCTTGCCTTTGGATTTGGCCTGGGCCTCTTCCTTGGCAAAGATTTTGCGGGTTTCACGCAGGTGCTGAATGACT